GTCCACCGCCACCTGCAGCGCGTCGAATTCGGCGGCGGTCAAGAGCGGCGGGTAGTAGCCGTCCAGCCGGTACACCTCGCCGCCGACGTCGAATTCGCGCTCGCCGATCAGCACGCGATTGCGCAGCGTGCGGTAGAGCGTGTTGCTGTTGAGCTTGCCCGAGTCGGTCATCACCATGCCGGCCGCCGCCATCTCGCGCATGATCGTCACCGCCCCGAGGCCGTCGACAAAGCGCTGCACGGCATAGCGCACCGCCGCCGCGCGCTCGTCGATCAGCGCCCAGCCGTCGCCCTCGCGTCGCAGCCATTGCGGGTCGCGCCCGTTGCGAATCACCCCGCGAAACATGCCCGCCGTCCATGCCTCGCACTGGCGCCGGATCGCCGCCCGCACCCGCTTCGATTTCGTGTCCGATTCTTCATGTGCGCGGATCATCACCACCAGCGAATGAATCAACCGGTAGGGGTTTGCTTTAATGGACTCCAGGCTGTATTCCTGCCCATCCGCCGCCGTCACCACCCGAATCCCGGCATGGATGATCTGCGTCAGCTGCGCCTGGGCCTTGAGTGGCTCCGCCCGCGAAAGCCGGTCCAATCCCTCCACCACCAGCACCGACCCCGCCTCGATGTGGCCATCTTCCACCGCGCGCAAAAACACCCCCAGCGCGCCATGGCTGACGTGCCTGGAATGGTAGCCGCTCAGCCCCTCGTCGCGCAGCGACAGCGATTCGTCCAGCACCAGCCCGCGCTCCGCTGCCCAGCGCTGCGCGTATTCAAGCTGCCGATCGGCCGACGACCCCTCCGCCTGGCGCGGGTCGGAGAAGCGCAGATAGCTGTAAACTAGCGGCATGATCAGTCCATTCAAAAACGGGAAGTCTCCTAGTATAGCTTTTGCATCGTTAGGGTGTCCGAATGAGTGGCAAAGTACACCGAGCGAACAGGCATGAAAAAGCCCGCGCAATGCAGGCTGCAGCTGGGTTTGAAGTGGTTAGGCTGTAAGCCGGTCCAGCGGGCTGATCGCGCCGGCCGCGCCACGCTTCACCACATGAGTGTAGATCATCGTCGTGCTGACGTCGGAATGCCCCAGCAGTTCCTGCACGGTGCGGATGTCGCTGCCGGATTCGAGCAGGTGGGTGGCAAAGCTGTGGCGCAGGGTGTGGCAGCTGGCCGGCTTGGTGATGCCTGCCGCGATCACGGCGGTGCGCATGGCGCGCTGAATTCCTTTTTCGTGGATGTGGTGGCGGCGGATGACGCCGGTGCGCGGGTCGGTGCTGTAGCCGGCAGCGGCGAAGACATACTGCCACGCCCATTCCTTCGGCGCGTTCGGGTATTTTCGCCAGAGTGCGTGCGGCAGTTCGACGTCGACCATGCCGCGCGCGAGGTCGATGTCGTGCATCTGGCGCCGCTTGGCAAGCTGATCGCGCAGCGGCTGCACCAGGATAGCCGGCAGCGGCACCACGCGATCTTTCCCACCCTTGCCGTCGCGCACCAGGATGACGTTGCTGTCGAAGTCGATGTCCTTCACCCGCAGGCGCAGCGATTCCATCAGGCGCATACCGGTGCCATACAGCAGGCGGATCAGCAGCCCGCTGGTGCCTTTGGTGTGGCCCAGCACGGCGCCGACTTCGCCCTGGCTCAACACCACCGGAAGCCGCGCCGGTTTCTTCGCGCGTGTGATGCCGTCGAGCCAGGGTAGATCGATGCCTAGCACTTGTTTGTAGAGAAAGAGCAGCGCCGCCAGCGCCTGGTTCTGCGTGCTGGCGGCGACGTCGCGCTGATTGGCCAGCATGGATAGAAACGCCTCGATCTCAGGCGCGCCCATATCTTTCGGGTGACGCAGCCCGCTCCAGTGAATGAAGTGTTTGACCCATCCGAGGTAGGTTTTCTCGGTGCGCAGGCTGTAATGCTTGACCCGGATCACCGCACGCATCTGCTCGAGCAGGCGTGGCTTTGGTGGAGCCTCGGCGGTGTCCTGCTGGTGTGTCGTGTTTTGTTCGATGGTCTCAGTCATGGCGCGGCCTCCGATGTTGAACAGTCCAGATTAGCAGACATGGCGACAGGTTCTAGGACAGAATCATGTCGCCGAATTTAAGTTAGCCGCCTTCTTCATAATGCTGAAGTGCAGCGTAGTGAGGTCGTATCCTCGCGCCTCCAGGTCTTTCAGCAGGCTCGGCAGCATCTTGCTGTAAAGCGGCGAGGCGTTCGGGTCGGGGCGTTCGCTGCCCAAGTGATAGTGCAGCAGTGCGCTATCTCGCTTCATGCTTGAGTCACCTTGCCACGCATAGATCACGTCCGGGTAGTCACCGGGCAGCCTCCCCCAATACATCCGAAGCTCTCCGTCTTTAAGTTTTGGTTTGCGTAGTCGTTTCACTCGTTCATCCTCCAGTCGGCTAACCCGTCATTCCAGCGGGACGGGCGAAAATCCGCCCGCCCCTGAATTCGGTCCGTTGGGCACCTCTGCGGCTTGCGCCATAAGTGGTATCTCTTTCTCGGTCAAAATCTCGTTGCAAATCTGCACGCAGTGGTCGCAAATCATCGCAGCATGGCAAGCGATCAGCAGTTGCACTTCCTCGTCGCTAGCGCCGCAAAAAGTGCAGTATTGAACCGCCCGCATTTGTTCAGCGCCCAACACGGCATCCGAGCGGGACGCTCCGCCAGCACCTTCATTCTTTGCATCAGTCATCAGTCGCGCCCCTCAATTCAGCCGTTGGGCGTCATGGCAGTTCACCTACAATCGCCAGCGCTTCGGCAATCAGCGGGTCGTCTGCCTTCGCCAGTCCGGCGCGGTACTTCAGAACGCTCATTCGGGAGAGGAAGCGCACCGAAACCCCGCCGTCCTTCTTGCCATCTTCGTACAGCGTTTCCGAGCACAGTGCCTGCACTGCATCTGTCACGCTTGCAACTTGGTCTTCGTCCCACCAGCCTTCCGGCAATTCCGGGCCATAGTCCGGTTCGTCGCCCCACGCTTCTAAGCTCATGTCTTTTCCATTCTCTGTAGTTACGGTCGCGCCCAACAATTCATTCCAGGTGACGGGCAAAAAGCCGCCCGCCCCTGAATTCAAACGTTAGGGGTCAATGCCGAAACGACATCCGCAATCTCTGCTGCATCGTTGCCATTGGCATCGCGCCACGGGCCAAGGCCGGCGTCCTCAAATCGCGCGACGGTTTCTCCGGGTCGAGGCAAGCACACCTTTCTTGCGTGCCGCCGTAGTTGGAGCACCAGCTTGCCTGTCCAAGTTCGGCGCACGCGCAGCGCGGCAATCTCTTGTTCTCGCGTCGGTCGGCAGTCCATCTATCTCCCCTTATCGGTGAGGTATCAGTACCGTGCCAAGCTCGCGCAGCGGTGAAAGATCAACCCCAAAACCAAACAATGCGCTGCCGTGGCTGGCCGCTTCCTGCCTGCCGTTCTCGCGCAGCACCCCAAATCTCAGCCGTGCCCGCACCAGCAGCACCGAAGTGCAAGCGCCGAGCGCCCGCTGAAATGTCCGTGTCTCGGTGTGCGCCGGGATCAACAGCAACACCTTTCGCTGCTCGCCTTCGGCGATGCATCGATCTGTCCAGCGGTCGCGGGCCTCACCATACGGCGGGTTGCACCACACTGTTTCGGCGTCCCACGGCAGGGCGCATCCGTCATCCGGCAAGCTGTACCACTTCGCGGCGCCGGTCGGGTTGTCTGGCTCGGTGCAGGGGTCGAGGCCAATCCCGCCCAGCAGTTCCCGCGCTGGCTCCAGCACATAGGCTGGCGTCAGCATGGCTTGGCGCGCGTGGTGGTCTGGCCGCCGGCGCTTCTCGTTGTCAAACCTGTGTTCGGCTATTCCCATATCCACCCCTAACAAATCATTCAAGCGGGACCGGCTTTCAGCCGGCCCCTTAATTCAATCGTTGGCCGTCATGTCCCGCAGCCACTGCTGCAACCTGTCCGCGCCGGCGTGTGTGCCTTTGCCGGGGCGGCATGCATAGGTGTCCTCGATCATGCAGGCATCCCAGATCGGCTGCAGTACATTCAGGATAGCGTGCTGCATTACCCTATCCGCGAAAGGCGCCGCCAGGATTTCCCGGCGCTTCGGCTCATACACCACAAAGCGGCGGTAGGTGCCCATGCGGTAGGTGCCGTGCAGTAGGTGGTGCTGGATATTCCCCAGGTGCAACCACAGATCGCCGGCGAACACCTGGACTTCGGCGCGGTCTCGCTTGCCGCTGCGGGCCTTCTGGTAGGCCAGCAGCAGGTTGTCCCAGTCGGCGATCCGCTCGATGAGGTGGTCGTGTTTTTTGCTCATATAGGGTGGTTGCCGTGCAGCGGCTTGGTGTCGCGACTGCACGGCGTTTTTTGATATTCAGCCAGGCGGATGCCTGGCTGGGATGAGGCGGCTGATCCATAGGGGATGCATGGCGCCCGGGATTTCGCCCGGGCGTCTGGGTATTGCTCTGCTGCTATCGCATCACTGACGCCGCGCACGCCGATATTGCCATTCGCATTCCAGGCATTCGCATTCAAATTGAGCGTGCGAGCGCCACAGCGGACGCCGTCCAGCCAATTGCCGCCGGCGATGGCGTAGCGCCAGGCGACGTGATTCACCTGGCCGCGCGTCGAAACCCGCCTTATCCCTTGCTGCACTACTGCCCTTTTACCGATTTGCGCCAGGCCGCTGCCATTGCGCCAACCTGCCGTAACAGGCCGCCACGCGGCGCGGCTTCGGTGGGCGCGCTCATGATATGGCCCACGAATCGCGGGCTGATCAGCTTGCGCTCCGCGCCGATGCGCAGCAGCGCATTGGTCGCTTCGAGGTGATCCGTCAGCGCAAACACCTTTGTTTTGGTGCCTGCGCTCGCCGCCTGCACTACCAGTTCCGGCAGCGCAAACAGCGCCGATTCCAGCCGCGCACCGTAGCGGTAGCGATGGCAGCGCGGGATTTTATCGAGCACAGGCAACGCCTCGACAATCAACTGCTCGCACAGCTCAAGCACTTTCAGCCGCGGCAGGTCGGCGGCCCGGCCACTGCCGTGGCCAGGCAAATCAAGCCCTAAGCTCATAGGGAATCACTGACGCCGCGCACGCCGATAGCGCCATACGCACTCCAGGCAACCGCAGCCAAATCGAGCGTGCGAGCGCCACAGCGGACGCCGTCCAGCCAACGGCCGCCGGCGAGGGCGTAGCGCCAGGCGACGTGACTCACCTGGCCGCGCGCTTGAGCTGAGTCCTGACCGGTATTGACCACGGTTGCGTCCCATGCGTAGGTGTTGGTCGAATTGCCGATGTCGAAGTGGTGGTTCAGCCGCTCCCACAGGTTGCCGACAGTGTCGACGAAGTTGGCGCAGCTGACGGATTTTTGCAGGAAGCCGGTGTTGCACGGTCCGGTGTTGGTCGTGGCCGTCCACGCGGTATCGTTGCCGGCGTCCAGCCCCTGAGGCGCGCCGTCAGCCATCATCAACCACTCCTCGAAGGTTGGCTCGCGCATCCCGGCGGCGTGCAGGCCACGGTGCAGGTCCAGCTCGTTGTAGCCGCCCGTTGATCGCGCTGGCGATACGTTGTAGCGACTGCCGAACACCACGCTGGGCCACGCGCCGGCGATCGGCGATAGAAGGTAAATGCTGCCCCAACGTCCAGGGGCGAACTCGGCCATGCCCTCGGGTGACGCCTTTGGACGGGTGGCGAGATCCCAGACGCTGTTGGGAACGATACCGATGGCCGGCAGGAAGGCGGCATCGAAGCGATTGGCAGTTGGCCGGGTTCTGCCGACGTGGAAGCCGCCGATCTTGCGCGAATTGCCTGCGGTGTAGCCGGTCGGCGCCGTGGCGTTTTTGCTGGCCACCAGCTTGGCTACGCCGCTCGCCTGTTGAACAGCGTAGACGTAGATGTCGTCGCCGAGCGTGACGACGGAAAAACTGTCATCTCTATTTGCGGCCTGGTATGGATCCCATGCCGCTACGGCACTCAGCACGTAGCCAAATCCGTTCCCGCCGATATTCAACATGCCGGCCGGTATGTCCAGTATATTGCCGCCGCTGTTTTTGGCCAGTCGACCCTGCACCTGGAAATACCCGGCCGACATGGCCGGGACTGCAATGATGTCTCCTGCGGCCATGATCAAGCCTCCAATTCAGTGATGAGCGATTCAATTTCCGCCGGCGTGAAGCCAAGCGCAAACAGCCTGCCCGCCGGATCGACGACGCGCACGAGCTGCCGGCGCACAGGATCCTGCTCGGTGGCGTCCACGACGTAGAATTCCGGCACGGCACCGTCGGGCGGCTCGGTGGGCGCAAGGTCGCGGTCGTAGACGTAGTGATAGGCCGCCTCAATCAGCCCGCGCAGGTGTTGAGCGACGGCGCGCCGGTCGGCCTCGCCGGATCTGGCGAGCGAAACAGCGAGATCAAAATCTGCCCGCGTCTGGAGTACTCGTGGAATGCCATGCATTGAAATCTCCTTATTGTTCGATGAGGACGAGCGCGCCGCCGGAAACGGCGAGGTTGTAGCTTTTTTGCGCGGCGGCGTCTTTTACAGTAGGCGTGGCCGCCATCACAAATGCCGTCGTCGCCAGCACGTTGCTGTTGTCTCCAGGTGCGGCCGTGGGCGCGGTGGGCGCGCCGGTCAGCTGCGGGCTGGCCAGCGGGGCTTTGAGCGCCAGCGCGTTGGTGATGGTAGCGGCGAAGTTTGGATCGTTGCCCAGGGCGGCCGCCAGTTCGTTGAGGGTGTCGAGCGCGGCTGGAGACGAGGCGACCAGGTTGGCGATCGCCGTGTTGATGTCGTTTTGCGTGACGGCGCCCAGGGTGGCGCGCGCGGTTGCGGCGTCGATATCGTCGAGCAGCGTGCGGATGAAGGCCGAGACGCCGAGGCCGACCAGTTCCGCCTTCAGATAGTTGACCCGCGCCAGGAGCTGCTTGGCCTGCATGTTGTCGATGCCGTCGGCGCCGCCGAGCACCAGGTCGGCCTGTTCGAGCTGGTAGATGCCGGCGCTCCAGTTGCCGCCGACGTCGACGGCTGCTGTGGTTTCGATTAAGTCGGCCATGTTGCGTCCTCAGTTGATTTGTGTGTTGACGGTGCCGCGCGTGTAGTCGCCGTTGCGGGTATAGAGGCCGTTGCGGCGCAGGGCGGCTTGCGCGAAGTCGATGGCGAGCAGTTCGACGCAGTTGCGCTTGGTGGCGCCGAGCAGGCGTTTGATCTGGTAGGCCTGGTCGACGGTGACCGGGCTGTGGAGGACGACGCGGAAGGTCGGCCATCCGCTCAGCCCGCGCCGGCGATGCAGACCGTTGCGCAGCGCGACGCCGTTGCGGCGGATGCTGTCGGCGCGCTCGATGATGTCGGCATCCGGCTGCCCGAGCGCAGCCAGCGAAATACGGATCGCGTGAGGCGTCCCCTTTGCCTCGTGCGCAGGGATGGCGGCGGCGCAGACCGCGCGCTTCTTATCGATCGGCCACCCATGATCCCACTCGTCCACCGCAAGCGCCCAGGCCAGCCACGGCAGCAATGCCGCCGGGCAGGTGGCCGCATTCCAGACCATCGGCAGGATGCGCGCCGGATTGAAGCGCGCTGAGGTCAGTGAGGCCGCGCGTTCCAGTTGGGTGGCGTTGTTAGGCAGTAGCCCCGTCATGCCTCGACCCCTGCGATGGTGACGGTGATGCCGGTGCAGTACGGGGCCTGGCTCGCGTCGCAGACAACATCAACTGGCGGGCTGACGATCACCACTTTCTTGACGCCGGCAATGTGCGCTGCGGCATCGATGGCGGAGTGGATGATGTCAGCATCGATTCTGTGATGCGCGGCGGCGAATTCGGCCAGATTGTTGTCAACCGTCTGGAGAACGACTTCGTCGGACGGCCCGGGAAAGATGGTGAGCCGGATATCGATCGCATAGTTGACGATGGATGCCGGGGTGACCAGCACTTCCTCGGAGAGCGGCCGGATCGTCTCGTCGTTCAGTTTGGACAGCACCGTGCCGAGCAGTGCCGGGGCCGGCGCGCCGTCGCCGCTGCGCGATAGGATGAACACCTCGGTGGTACCGCCATGCGGCGTGGTCGGGCTGGCGTCCTTCACCTGGCCGTCCGCAGAGAGTGCGTGGAACCTGAAGGCGTCGCGCGGTCCGGCGACTGAGTAGCTGGACGGCTTGAGCGAGAGTCGGTAGCGAAATTCATTGTCGCTTTCGTACACCGCCTCGACCGGCGGGATGGCAGCAGGATCTGCGGGCGCGATCAATAGGCGAGATTCGCCACGGTAATACGTCGCGCCGATATGGTCGAGATCCGCTCCAGTGGCGAATGCCAGCAGCAGGGCTTGCGCCTCGTCGTTGTAGCGTGCACGCAGGATCAGCTCGCGATATGCGATTTCTTCCAGCAGCTTGACGATGGGTTCGGATTCGAGATCGATGACATCGGCAGCGGCCGGGTGGCGCTCGATGAAATCCGTTTTGACGTTCGCCAGGATGTCCTCGAACGACAGGGATTCAATGATTGCAGGCGCGGCCAGGCTGGAGAGATCGACGGTCGGCATCAAATCACCCGCACGGCAAGGTTCAAGGGCTGCCCGGCACGCTGGCCGTCGCGGCGCTCGCCTTCAAGATCCAGCGTCGCGGCGCCATCCATGCCGATCTGGAAGGCCGTGCGTGTGATGCGTACGCGCGGCTCCCAGCGCAGGATGGCCATGATGCTGGCGGCCTGCAGGCGCAGCAGGTTGGCCGGATTGGCGGGGTGGTCGATCAGCTCCGGCAGCAGCGAGCCGTAGTCGCGGCGCATGACGCGGCTGCCGATACGCGTGGTGAGAATGTCCTTGATCGACTGGCGGATGTGGTCCACGCCGTCGAGGGCGCGGCCGGTGATGGCGTTCATGCCGCTCATTGCGGGCCTCCTGTCGTGCCGCCGGAGTCACCCGGGTGGGTGTGGGTGTGCAGCACGATGCCGTTGCTGCTGAGGTCGCCCCCGACGTGCGTGAGCTGGCCGTTGATGATGTTGTTATTGATGCCGGCGGTGCCGGCGATGCCGTTGCCGTAGGTCAGCAGATCGTCGACCGTGAGCTTGCCGGTGCAGTGCGTCAGCGGCGTGTCGAGCGTCACCGACACCACCGCTTGAATGGCGCCGGTCTGGATGCCGCTTGCCGCCAGCGCGCCGGTGGCGTGGTTATAGCTGATGCGGGCGCCGTCCGGGTACTCGGTCACATGCGTGTCCGGGCTGTTATCC